ATCAATCTTCAAGTCTGCAAAAGCAGGATTAAGAAAGGCACATGGCAGTAAAAAGAAAAAGACGCGTGGCAAAAAGAAAGGTCGCTAGAAAAAGAAAACCACTTAGCGCAAGTGTTGTAGCAACACTTAAAAGAAAAGCAAAAGGTAGTAGATACACTTATGGTCAATTAGCCTCTGTATTTAGAAGAGGGCAAGGAGCATTTTTAAGCTCTGGCTCTAGAAGAGGTGTTAGTATGAATCAGTGGGCTTTTGGAAGAGTAAACTCTTTCATGAGAGGCGGACACTCACAAGACAACGATATTAAGAGAAGAACGAGGAAGAGACGTGTTACGAAAAAGAAAAGGTAGCAGAAGAAAAGTCTCTTACAGTAAATATGGAGTGCCGAGAAAATATGATGGCGGCAATGCCAGACTTGCAAGACTTATAAAAAGAATAGCAAAACTTTATAAGGAAGGCAAAAAAGTACCGAACAGTTTAATACAACAAAGAATTAAACTTGGTAAAAAACTGATGGGAAATGGAAAACGTACTAAACGACGCAAAAAGACTCGTAGAACTCGTAAATAAACTACGAGAAAAAATGTACATTACACTACTAGATAGTAAAGAGACACAACTAAAGATAAAAAATGGCAGCACACACCAAACCAAAACATAAAGTTTTTAGAGCAAACAAAGATATATACAAGACAATCGCACAAGCCCGTAAAAGAGCAAAGGCATTGGGATTAAAAGGCATACACTCTCATGGAAGAGGTTCTGAGAAGAGGTTTATGCCAGGTAGCACTCACAAAGCATACGTGAGAGCTTTAAGGAAAAAGAAGAATGGCTAGACAAGGCGGATTTCTTAGCGGACCAACTGGAGTTCATAATACCCAGAAGATTCGTAAACATACATTGAAAAGAGGTGTTACTCGTGAAATGAATGCAGCTGCTGGAACTACTGTAAATAGTAAGAATCCATACAGCATGGAATCATTTAGATATGGTGCAGCACCTTCAGCAATAGGACCAAAATACGGTAAGACAAAAAATCCAAGACGAGCAACGTTTGGAAAAAGAGGCGCAGGAAGGATACTACCAAGAAGAGGTAGATAACAATGGCACTCACAAAAGCAGAAAGAGCTAGATTAAGACGAGTAGGTCTTTCTAGACTCAATAAACCAAAGATGACTCCAAAGCATCGTACTAAAAAAGCTATCGTTGCTACAAGAGTCAATGGTAAATTAAAAATTATCCGATTTGGGGCACAAGGAATGGGTCATAATTACAGCCCAGAAGCTAGAAGAAGTTTCAAAGCAAGACATCGTAAGAATATTGCTAGAGGAAAATCTTCACCAGCTTGGTGGGCAAATAAGTTTTTATGGGCTGGAAAAGGCGGTAGTACTAAACGACCACCTAAATCACAAAAATTTGTAAGAGGAATAAAGAGAAGAAGATGATATTTAAAGAAGACGGAAGAAAACTATGGCTTGATGAAGCACTTCAGCACAGCACTACTTTTCTAAATAGACTAATTCATACTGAATCAAAGAGAGAATTACAACCCCAAGAAAAAACACTTAAAGATGTAGCTGCTGCTTATTTGTATTTATATAACATTATAGAGGAGCAAAATTTATTAGAAGAGACTGAAAACTTTTTTGATAAACAAACAATACATTGATTGAAGTTAGTAGAAAAGACATACTCCACGATTCTTTAGTGGAGTATAACCCAGAGAAAAGATTTATCAAGCTACCCATAAACGGGTATCTTGATCTTTTGGGTATACAACCAAACACATCACAGACTGCACTCATAAATTCTATAAACGATCCTAAATACCGTTTTGTATGTGCTGCAGTTTCCCGAAGACAGGGAAAAACTTATATTAGTAATATAATTGGACAACTAGTTTGCCTAGTTCCTAATAGTCATGTATTACTAATGTCACCTAACTATTCACTATCGCAAATCTCATTTGATTTGCAAAGAAACTTAATTAAACATTTTGACTTGGAGGTCATAAGAGACAATGCAAAAGATAAAGTTATTGAACTTTCTAACAATTCTACAATCCGTATGGGTTCGGTTAATCAGGTTGATTCAGTGGTGGGGAGATCTTATGATCTCATCATCTTTGACGAGGCCGCCCTTGTTGACGGCAAAGATGCTTTCAACGTTGCCCTACGTCCGACACTAGACAAAGAAAACTCAAAAGCAATCTTTATATCCACGCCACGAGGCAGAAATAATTGGTTTGCAGAATTTTACTACCGTGGTTTTACAGATGAGTTTCCAGAGTGGACTTCTATTCGTGCTACTTGGGAAGAGAACCCAAGAGTATCCGAAGAAGATATTAAGGAAGCTAGAAAAGCAATGTCAGAGGCAGAATTCAATCAAGAATATAATGCTGATTTCAATGTATTTGAGGGACAGATATGGGCTTTCAACCATGAAAAGTGCATAGCCAATCTTGACGAGTTTGAACCTAAGGGCATGGATATCTTTGCGGGAATGGACGTCGGTTACAAAGATCCAACAGCATTTTGTGTACTTGCCTATGATTGGAATGAAAAGAAGTATTACGTTTTAGACGAGTACTACGATAGTGAAAGAACTACCGAACAACATGCCGTTGAAATACGAAAGCTGATAGACAAATGGGATATTGATTACATTTACATTGATTCCGCTGCCCAGCAAACTCGTTTTGACTTCGCACAAAATTACGACATCACTACTATCAATGCTAAAAAATCTGTACTAGATGGAATAGGTCATGTCGCAGGAGTTGTTGATAATGATAACTTAATAGTAGGAAGTCATTGTAAAGAAACAATTTTATGTTTAGATCAATACCAATGGGATCCAAATCCTAACCTTATGAAAGAACGACCAAAACACAACATGGCATCTCACATGGCTGATGCGCTTCGTTATGCATTGTATACATTTGAGACTTCTGCCACTACATTTTGATGAAGACCTTGAAAAAATATTCCTTGACAATAGGTGAAGTTTTTGATATAATTCTAATTAAGAGTTGAATATGAAATTAAAGAGAGACTTGGTTAAATATGTGAGAGACAAAGCTAAGTCAAGGTATAAGAAAAGCAACCAATGCTATATATGTGGTGATACTGAAAATTTAGATTTTCATCACTATTACGGACTTACAGAACTTCTAGAGACCTGGTTGCAAGAACAGAATATAGAAGTTAAAACAGAACAAGATATTTTAAATATTCGCGAAATATTTATAGGAGAAAACGAACAAAAAATTTTTGATGAAGCCGTAACGCTTTGTCATAAGCATCATCTGAAGCTACATTCAGTTTATGGTAAAAAACCAAAACTACTTCATGCACAGAAGATGAAAAAATGGGTTGAAAGACAAAGAGAGAAATATGGCTTGGTATGATTTTTTATTAGGCAGGACTGAAAAAGATAATCCTGCGCAGTATGTAATTTCTAGAAACGAAGGAATGACCATTGATTCTAGAGAGAATACGATTAGTTACAAGAACGCTTATGAAAGACTAGAAGTAGTCAATAGAGCCGTTAATATGATTGTTGACGACGTATCTGAGATACCTTTTATAGTTAATGAACCAATAAATGGAATTGTAGGAAACGTTAAGAATATTCGTAGATCGCGTGTAAATATGCTTCTTAATCAAGAACCAAATCCTTTTCAGGATATAAGTTCTTTTAAAAGAAACCTTATCGTTGACTTACTTATTGATGGTAATATATTTATATACTTTGATGGCGTTCACTTATATCATTTACCAGCAGATAAAGTAACCATATATTCAGATGAAAATACTTTCGTAGAGAAATATACTTACGATAATAGTATTGATTATAACCCTGAAGAAATAATACACATAAAGGAAAACAGTTTCCATTCAATTTATAGAGGTATCCCAAGACTCAAACCAGCAGAGCGAACTATGCAACTACTGGTTAATATGCGAGACTTTCAGGATAACTTTTTCAAAAATGGTGCAGTTCCAGGATTGGTTTTAAAATCGCCCAATACTCTTTCTGAGAAGATAAAAGAAAGAATGTTACAGGCATGGAGTATGAGATATAATCCAAGAACAGGTGGAAGAAGACCACTTGTTTTAGATGGAGGAATTGAAGTTGATGCTCTTACAGAAATTAATTTTAAAGAACTGGACTTCCAACAATCCATAAAAGCAAACGAGAACATAATACTAGAGGCAATGGGCATACCGCCAATCCTAATGGACGGTGGTAACAATGCAAACATAAGACCTAATCACAGACTTTATTACTTAGAGACTGTGTTACCAATAGTCAGCAAAATGGTTTCATCATTTGAAAGATTTTTTGGTTTTGGGTTAAGTGAAGATTTAACTGGAATACCAGCTCTCCAACCAGAGTTGAGAGACCAAGCTTCATACTATGCAACACTTGTAAATACAGGTATATTGACACCGAATGAAGCAAGAGAAGCACTTGGTAAAGAAAGTGTGAGTGGTTTTGAT